AGCGAATCTTTTATGATCGTCACTATTAAAATCATGATTTGAATAATAGTTTTCTGTTTTCCAGTATGGTAAATCGCAATAATGAAAAGCTTTTTCTGAATCATATTTTTCAATAACTTCCTGAAAATCCATATTTTCCACAAAAGTAATTTTATCGAAATGTTTTCTATATTCCGAATTTTTTAATTTATCCATAAAAATCAATACTTTACTTCTATATTTACCTTTATAATCAATAAAAGACGATGTCTCTGGTTTTGAGCCTGAAAATACTTGACATAATACAATTACGTATTTTGACGCAATATCAAAATTAGGCGAATCATCGATTATTAATTCTGAATTAAATACTTCTTTTTGACATTTATAAAATAATTCACTATGTTCTATCGGTGTATCTACAATGTCTAATTGTTGATAAGAATATTTATTTAATTCGTCCCATAATTTATCATAATCTTTAATACATCTAAATAAATTGGAATTTAAATTATTATAATCATTATACACAACAGTTTTTAGATTCGGATAATTTTTCAAATCCATTTTGAGAAATACCCAAAACATTCCACTACAAGGTTCTGTGTAAATTTCAATATCTTTTGGTATAAATGTTTTAATCCAACCACTAATGCGAAACTTCCCACCAATATAACTTATTGCCATGTTTTTACCTGTTTAATTATTAATATTATTATATTTCCATCCATTTTTACTTATTTTGGATTGACCCGAAATTAAATTGTACATTGTTCCTATTTTAAGATTGTTTTCGTTACAAAATTTTCTAAGATTGTTAACTATGATATCATTACCGTTTGGGTTAACAAAATGATATGTTCTATAATTATGTATTGTTAACCCATAATCTCGTTTATAATCGTTTTGTATTAAATCAAATTTTTCTTTTTTTCGTTTCAAATATATTGTTGAATTTTCATAAATAAAATCTTTAAATTTTTTTACATCATCTATTTTTGTTATATATAATGTTGAATAATTTTTTTGTTTATAGATATGCCCCATTTTTAAATATTCTATAATATCTTCTATAAAATCATTATTTGATACTATTGAAATGGCAAAACTATTCGGTAAATTTTTTTGTTTATGTATACATCCGTCACCATCAAAATATCCTCGAATAAAATGATTTATAAACCCATTATTAAGATTTGGTAATCTTATTTTTTGCGTTTTATTTTGTACACAACCTAATTTTATTAGATCGTTAATAATTTTAGTATTATAGATATTTATTACCGAATAATGTGATGCATATTTCTTATCATTTTTTTTGAAAAATTCAATGCTATCTTCTATTCTGTGTTCAGATTTTATATCATTTTTAAATGCTTCAATATGACATCTATCTTTAATACTTAACTTTAATTTTAATTGTCCACCATTATGTTTTATTCTAACATATCCATCGGCATATAAAAAACCTAACCAATACGCTTTATGTTCCGTATCAATCTCTTCGAAATATTTATCATTAACTTTTGTTATTTCTCTTTTTTTATGCGTCCCGTTTCTAATTTTATGGTATCTGTGATTACTATTTTTATTTATACAATCCATACATACTCCATTGTGCCCATCTTGGCATCTATTTGTTTTACTAAATCTACTTAGATCCCTTTCTATTCCGCATTTAGTACAAAGTTTTTTTATCATAATATTCTTTCACCAGTCTTTCAATAAATTTTGATCTACTAACTGGTTCTTTAAGTAGTAAATCGTTTAGCTTCGGGTCAATGGATATTCCAAATTTAACTCTCAGTTCCTCTTTTATTTTTTTATGTCTGCCTCGCATATATAAATATTTGTTAAATCAAATAAAGTGCGTGATATTTATTGTATAGTATAAATATAGATAAAAATATTGAGAAAACGAAATTAAAAGTGTATATTTTGCTTATGACGTGTTCAAAATGTAAAAAGAAAAATATGATTAAACAAGAATCTAAGAAAGAATTTAATATATTTGACAAAATGGCTACTTGGGCGATAATCACTTGGTTTTTCTTGGGATTATATGGCGGCTATAGTCTCATAAAAAATTTAATTAATTTATTTAAATGACAGGGGGAAAATATTTTATTATTCTTTTTTGCAATAAGAAAAAGCTGAGAATTTTATATAAATGCCAGAAGAAAAATACGGTTTATGAATATTGGCATGAATTTAAAACACAAAAAAGACCGTCATTTGTTAAATTACAGGGAGGAAAGAGAAAAAAAGAACTCGTTTTTGAGTTGGGATTAATATTTCCAAATAATAAATGGGCAATTCCAACCATTATTAAAGATAGTCTTGGAAGAAATGTCGAAGCTAAAATGGTTGACGAAAAATTTAGAATTAAAGAATTAATTCCTTATTGGGATGAAGAATTAATATATGATCTTGAGAGTAAAAAACGAATAACATATCACCAAATGATGGAAATTATTCTAAAAGTCAATGACATCGCCCAGATTTTCACATTAAACAATAAATTATTCTTACAGGTCGAAGATAATATCCGAATGTTTGGAAATAAAAATATTGCTGATGCTAACCGATTATTTGAAATTGTAAGAGCTGATTTGAATAAAAGAGGAAAAGGTAATTTTATTTTTGTCAAAGATGTTACCACTTATCAAAGAAGTCAATTATATGCGTTATTAAAATCAAAAGGGTATAAAAAAACAGAATTATTTAGACACTACTCTTATTAAAAATAAAATTAACTTGTCCTATCTTTACGGAAAATGTATCATCTGGTTCCTCTAATCTAGTATTAGTTTTTTTAATGATTTTTTCATATATCTTCTTGAATTCTTTTTCTTCAATTACAAAGATAATGGTTGTTGATTCCAATTCTAAATTTGCGTTCTCAAGTAAATCTGATATAATCGCCAGTTGGTTAAAGATTTCGCCCTTTTTTTCCATATCCTAATATCGCCATAAGTTTAGCAAATAGAGATTTCTTTTTTTTCGGCTTTGCCACAAAGATTTTTGACTTATCCAGAGATTTTATTTCTTTAATCAGTTTTTGCTTGTATAGTTCCGTCTGTTCCTGATCCTTCTTGAATTCCCACTCTAATCTCTCTAGCGCTCTTTTTATTTCGTAAGCCATCTTTCTTTAATTGTTTATCAAATGAAATATCTTTTAATTTATCGAGAGGCGAATTTAAAAATACTGTTTTTAATTCTTCGACTTTTTGATTAAATAATTTAAGTTTTTCTTCTTCTTCCATATTAGTTTTAATAATTCCTTTAGCAAGCATAAAAACTTCATTATATCCATCTTTTGTTGCAGTAGAAATTATAGAAAGCAGTTGATTTTGATTATTTTGATCTTGAATCCTAATCTGATCCTCTCTATATCCATCATATCTCCATTTTAAAGGAATTCTAATATCAAGGCTAACATTTCCTTTAATTTCCCTGAGAGAGAAAAAATACGGCCTTAATGAATTAATGGTATCAAACACGGCGGTTCTCATTATAGAAATATAGCGTTTATTATCGCAGTTAAGATAAACGATGCCGATAAATACAATAATATTTTATCTACTGTCCCAATTTTTATTGGAGCTGGGTCGTCTTGTCCTAACATTACAAAAAACGCAATTATGTGCTTAAGACAATATAAACTAGATAAAACAAAAGTAAATATTTCAATCTTCTGTATCATATTTTTTTACTTTTTCAAGAATTTCTTTACGAAAGATTCCAATTAGCGTTTTTATTTCTTGGGCATATTTTCGCGCTCTAATAGATGCGCTGCGATTTCCTTTATTATATGCCTTATAGGCGTCAGCTGACATTAATTCAACCAGTTCTTTTATTTTTACCAATGTTTCCATAATTTATGATTTTGATGATAATATAACGAATTAATTTATCTTTTTCAAGTTTTGATCAAATATTTTATATAAATCTATAAATGATTCTAATTCAGTGGGATTTTTTACTTTATTAAAAGTAAATAATGCTTTAAAATATTGCGATAATATTTTGTGTTTTTCATTATTATTAGATTTATAGTAACTTCTATAAAATAAAAGCCACAAATATTCTTTATGCGTGTTTTTAGAGACAAAATGAATTTTTTCTTGTTCAAAATTAGACATTATTTTATTAAAACACCAAGTAAAATGATTAAATATATCATTTTCTGATTGTAAAATATCCGCTCCCAAGTATGTTTCATCAATTAAATTAAGTAACGATGATATAAAATCATAATATAACTCGGATTTTTCCCGAATTATATTGTGCGCACGATACCAAACATTAATTTGTTCCTTATAGGTTTCGAATGTCAAATGTTCTTCATTCTCTTTATCCATATTATTAAATATATAAATAAAAAGACTTATAAAAAAGAGATTATTGCGTTTTCTTATTATAAGATGCCATTTGTTTCATTCTTTTGATTTCTTCATTAACAGGTCTATTGGGTTCATTTTCGCCCTTGGTTTTTACTGGCACCGCTTCTTTTGGATATATTGGTTCTTTTCTAAGATTTTTTTGCCTTCTTTCTATATTTTTAACCATATTTTCGCCTGTCTTGGTTTTTATAACCCCTACAGCATCTTGCGAATTACCCATTTTTGGATCGCCGATTAAAGACATTTTAAGTCTTTCTTTGAATTTTTTAGGCGGTTCTCCGTTATTGTCAATAAAATCAGAATCATAATCCAAATCTTGGGGTCCACGGCCTCTATTGTCATTAACAATTTCATCTTGATCTTCTGTGTTTTGTCTGGCCGCTTTTTCTTCACCTTGACCAATTTGATTCGGAAATTCGGGATTATCGTTACCTTTGAATGCTAAATAATCTTTTATTTTTTTCTCGACAGCCCTTAATGCATCGTTATTTTGCGTACCACTATCTTTAATAGCTTTTTCTGTTGTCGCGTCCATATTTTTACCAGCCGCTTCAATTATTATTTTTCTTAATAGTTCGGCCATTTCAGCTTCGCTAAGAGTAATTACTTTCTTCATCGTTGATTCATTATTTTCAATTCCTTTTTTAAATCGTTTTGCTAGTGCTTTACGCCTTGGGGTACAAGTTTTTTTTGTCATTGGCGTGCAATAACCCTTATGCTTTGGATTAATAGCTTTTTGAATCCATTTTTTAATGGCCTTCTCGTCTATTTCTTCTTTCTTACCTTTACATTCGTCGCAAACTCCACCAGCATTTTCTTCAGTAAGTTTTTTACCGCATTCTGAGCAAATATCTTTACTGCCTAATATGATATCTTTTTTCTTATCCACAGTTGGGTTGGTATCTTTTTTTGATTCGTTTGTATTTTCTTTCATATCTATATCTCCTAGTGTTTTATCCTTATTTGCTGATATTCTTATTGCTAAGTTTAATGAATTCTCATCGCCTTGAGCATCAATGTCCACATCCATATCGTTACCAACCTGATTATCTTCTAGATCATGATGTATGCCCTGCATTAAATTTTTCAAGGCTTCCTGGAAAGATGTTCCTCCGCAACAATCAACTAATTCTTCGGGCGTAATATTTTGAACATTAATAAAAATCACAGGATCATCAATTCCAGCGTCTTCAATTTCTGTAACTTTATCCAATAATCCAGATAAAGACTGAAAACTTTTAACCGAATCAATAAGATGATCAACATCATTTATCTGTTCCTTAATTAATTTCTTAGCTTCTTGTTCTAAGATTTCATTAATCGCACTATCTAGTTCTTTTATCTTCATATCAATAAATATACCGTTATTTTTTAATCTCTCCAATATGAAAATGAACATTATGATTATGTAATATTATTTTTAATCTGGCCATTTCAACATCATCATCGGTTTTAATATCTATTGGGTTTTTAGTTGTTATATGATATATTGTCTTTGGGTCTTTATCAGTCCATGTTTTCATTGCTTTTTTATTTCCTGGATCGCTCAACATACCAACGGGTAGAGCATATGCTTCTTTCATTATCATTTTCTCTATTTCTTCAACAGTTAATCCGTATTTTTTAGCCGCTTCTTTTATTGCCTCTCTCATACCGTTGATTTCAACCAATTTAATTTGATTATCGTCTCCTTGATTACAATATGGATAAGTTTTACATCTAGCATCTATTTCAACAAATTTTGCGTCTGGGCCTCCAAATTTTGGAAATCCTTTTCGCTTGGCAACCATATTTTTAGTCGGAGCAGCAGTTATGCTCGCTGTTCTTGGTTTATCTATCTTCATTGGATTAGCTGGTTTGTTTTTTTTATCCATTGGGCTTACCTTTCCATGCCCAATTGGCCCATCATATCCCATTGCGGGAATTCCATCCATTTCGTTTAGTGTGAAATTATGTATGTCTCTTTTCAATATGGGCGCGCTAAATATTGGCCCCTCGAATGATCCAGATGCATCAGCCATTGTCTGTTCTTTAGTTTCTTTTTTTTCCATTTTTGCTAGTTTTATATAATAATCTGGAAATTCAAATAAATGATCCTTTGCTATTTCCTCGGCCAGATCTTTATCCGATGTATGCTCCATTTCAACTTTAATACCTTTTTCTAATTGTATTTTAAGCAAATCAACATCCATTTTATGCTTCTTTGCAATGTCTTCTATTGACATACCATTAGATTTACCGCCTTTTATTTTATCTGTCATTATCTTACATTTTTAAGTGCTGATTCCCAGAAAGATTTTCTTTGCCATAATGTTTTAAATAACTCAACGACAACTTTTGTGGCTAGATCGATAATTTTATCATCTATCTTTTTAGTGCCTAATTCATTTTGAATAGCTTTTATTATAACATTATGGGCTTGTGTACTATCCAGAAAACTTTTCATTTCTTTTCTGGCGATATCTTCTATTTCTCTTTTGTCTGATGAATTGATTGCCATATTATAATTCTCTTCTAGTTACTAATAAATCATTTATTGTATTTGAAAATTTTTGTTCAAATCTTTTTAGTTTAGTAATTATGCCAAGTGAACTATCATCTACTTTTAATAATGAAGTATTCGATAGATACAATCCCATATCATCTCCTGTGGAAAACGTGAAATTTAGCCCCAATCCACTAATTGTTCCATCTAATTTGGCACTATCTGGATATATATGTAATTTATCAAATTCAGCAATTTCCGAAACCTCGGCTCTGAAATCATCAATTAATTGCGATATCTTCCCTTTTTCTTCATCTGAAATTTCTAAATCTTCTGGATCTTCTGAATGAATTTCTACCTCAACATTATTAATAACTGCCAAGTCCTCATTACTTTCTTCACCAGGTTTTTGAACCGAATTTGGGGGCATTTCAATATCTTCAGGACCAGTTGCTCCATCCGATACATTATATTCATCTTCTTGTTCTTTAAGTAATCCATAGGTAGGCATTGCTTGAATTTTTCTAATTTTATTCAGCATGCCCTTTATTTCATCATAGCTATTCATTGGTTTGTTTGTCGTCATCTTTATAAAATATATTAAAATCGAATGAAGGGTTTATATCTGTATAAATATTTAGAAAATTTGATTTACATACAATCCCTGTGAATTTTATTGCTTTACTCAAATATCCTTGCGATGGCACTGTATGATAAGGAATGTTATGCTTTTTACATATTTTTTCACATAACAAAACCAGAGCGTTAAGTTGTTCTTCGGAATATGGATCCCAAAAATAATAATCTCTCCACTTTTTTACATATGGCTCTGATCTGTATGGATCTCCAATCCAATTATATAAGACCCCAGTAATGGTATTTTTACTTAGCCATCCTAGATTTTCCAAAGCTATTTTTATTTGTTTGTTATCAAGGTTTTTTAGTCCAAATGTTTTAGAGCTATAATTGGTATCAAAAAGATTATATACTTTTCCACTTTTAGTTATTACATAATGAGGTATCTCCTCGTATTTTCCGTTATTACGATATTTTATCTTCATCATAAAATCATCAAATCTTCTTTGTGTATCATACAAATAAATTTGCGTTTTCTTTGTCTTTCTCTTATTAATGTTTAATTTAACATCACTAAGTATGTCTGCGCTTTGAATCTCTAACATCTCTTAAATAGCTTTTTTTTATCTTAAAATTTCGATTAATTTTTCCACTATCTTCTTGAACAATAGTCGCTGGTTTTTTTTTATTAAAATTATAATGAATATGCACAGGATTTGAATCGTCGGATTCAACATATATTGTTATGTCCGATGAGGTGGGCGTTGGACTTGGAGTTATTTGAGAAATAAGCGGTATTGAAGATTGAGATGGGTCTGGGGTTATTTGAAAAATAATTTCACCAGAAATAGACGTTTCGTTTTTCTTTTCGAGGACCAAACCGCCTATTTTTTTTTTAATTCTTCTTGTTCCCTTGCAATTTTTCTAATTCTTTCTAATCTTTCTTCTTCTATTTGTTTCTTTTCTTCTTCAGATTTATTTTTTATTTTATCATCCGCAACAGGAATTGGCTCTGATACTTGTATTATCCCATCGACTAAGCCATTCTCATTTGATATAGTAATAATAGGGTCCGTTACCACATTAGGAGATGATGCCGATTCCTCGACAACTTCTTCTTCTGGATAATCAAAGTCATTTTCGTCATCCTCATAACCTAAAAGATCTTCAACTTCTTCATCTGTTAATTGATCAGGAGGAGGAATTTCTTCGTTTTCTTTTTTACTTGTTTCATCAATCCATTTTTGACGTTTTTTCTCTTTTTCTTCTGTTGGCAGTACTTTTGGCAATTCTTCTTCTGGCGGCGCTTTTTCTATTGGAGACTTTTTATTTAGCAATTCTGCCAGGGTATCTAAATCTTTTTGCGTTGGCCTAACTCTCGAAACTTCACTTATAATGTCTTTAGCGTCAATTGGCTCTGCAGGCGTCTCAGAATCTAATGCTGTTTTTGCTTTTTTGGCTCTTAACTCAATATTTTGTGCGACTAGCGCTGTCATTGATAACGCTATAATTGGAAGTAATGCTCCTGATATCCATGCAATAATAACTTTAAATATTTCTGGATCGGCCACAGTCATCCAAAATAAAATGGATTTTTGAAAAGCTTCAACGCCCGCCGCGGCGTGTTTAACAATCCAATCATATGAACTTACCACATTACCTATTACTTGTAATGTCGTTAAAATAATCATAACTGCCCATGACAGAAATCTATGCTTATTATCACTAAGAAGTATGCTGAATAACACAGATGCTTGTCCAACTTCAGCGACAAAGCTTAATAATACTGATAACCATACGGCATTTGCAATATTAAAAAATGTTATAGCGTGATACCAAGAAACAAATGCGGTGGCGGCATAAAGTACAATAAAAGTAATTATAAATCCTCCATATAATAATTTGTCTCTATCTGTATTTTTGAACCATTTCATTATCTAATCTTTCTTGTAGTATCAATCTGAGCCCCGCGGACGTTAACAGTTGTATTTGCTCTCATTTTCTCCGCAACTGATTGAACCGCTGTAGCTCTTTTATCTGCCTCCCCCGCTTTTTCAGTTTGAAGTTTTATTTCAAAATGAAGCTTTTTAATAGTGTCGGAAGATGATTTCTCTAAAATATCGTATTTTTTTGTTAAAGAGTCAATAGTATGCTTATATTCTTTTTCAGATATTCTTGTAACCATTTTACGATTACAAGTTTGCAGTGATTTAAAAAGAAATAAGCAAAGAAACGCAAGCGCAAACCATTTCATATTTTTTTCAAAGAATTGTTGTGGTGTTTGTGCCATAGATTACCATTGTAATAAATTATAGTTTATATTTACCCCTATACCTAAATATGGCTTAAATGTTAAAATATTGTATCCAAGTGATGGACCAACGCCAACCGACCACGTATTCGGAAACCATTTTTTCTTTTTCATTAAGCCTTTTATATATGGATTAGTGTTGGGATCAATTAGTACCCCTGCTAATGATTTAGCACTAAATCCAGGATATTTTGTTTTCACAAAAACCCTTAACTGATGATCAATAACTTCTTGACCAAAAGTTAAATCTATTTGCGTTGTTCTTTCTAATAGTTCAGTTTTATAATGCTTCAAATCAAAAGAAGCATTGAATTGATTATTAAATTGAGTATTATATGTTTTATTATTGTTCAATAAAAAATTTGGTGCCGATTTTTTTGCTGTTATTCCAATACTGGTTTGTCCTTTATAAATATCATAATTAGTAGAATCCCAATCATATTTTAATGACCACGGTATACAATAGGTACTGTCATTTATTTGAATAGGCTGGCTCATTATTGATTCAAGATAATTTATGCGGGCTCTTAATACCGCCGTATCCTGTTTTAACTGAAATATTATCTTACCTAGCGATATAACTCGTCCTTTCTGATCTTTAAGTTCATTAGATAAATCTTTATTTAATTTTTCAAGTTCTTTTGTGCTAACAACAAAACCCGCAATGGTAACTTCTTGTTTTCCAGATTTTGTCTTTTCCATTCTTATAGTATCAGTCAGGGCTGCTATATTTTGTTCTTGCTTTTTATTTTTTCTTTCCATATCTCTCGTTTTGGCACAAGATCTGCCTAGCGATAACGCCATAATTATAACCATAATAACTAAAAATGTCTTACTTTTCAAAAATGAAACTATTTTGACTACTTTTAAATATGGCTTTAAAGATATCCATATTCTGGTCCATAATTCTAATAACTTGTCCATAATTTTAATTTTATAAATAATTTAAAAGTAAATAACTGTTGTTTTTATTGCGAATATATTTCATTTTTTAATTTAGTTATTGAAAAAGACAAATTAAAATTCACTATTGTATATATTTTAATAAAATATACGATTCGTTGCGTAGTTTTTTTAAACTTTTATCCTTCAATTGTCTGATTCTCTCTTTAGTACAATTAAATTCTTCTCCTAAATCATCAAGATTGGATTGAACACCATTTAATCCAAAATATTTTTCAATTATAATTTTTTCTCTATCATCTAATACGCTTAATATTGCTGCGACTCTTTTTTTGATTTCATCTGAGGATTTAAAAACATCTTCTGGATTTTGCTCATTTGGATCTCGAATAATATCGATTAATTCATCGCCGTCTTCGTTTATTTCTTGATTTAACTGCACGCAATATGGTAATGTATATGATATCTCACGTACATTCGTATTGAGATTATCGCTGGATCCGAGGCAATCGTCTCTTTTGTTCTTTTGCGTTTCTTGTATTAAATTAGATGGTATACGAATAGTTCTTGAGTTTTCATTCAAAGCCGCCATCATAGATTGCTTAATCCACCATACAGCATACGAAATAAATTTTAAGCCGCTTGATGGATCAAATCTGTCAACTGATTTAAGTAATCCTATATTACCCTCAGAAATTAAATCCAATAAATCGAGGCCCTGATTTTGATATTGTTTTGCTATTGATACAACAAATCTTAAATTTCCCACAACTAATTCGTTGTAAATTTTCCCTTTCTCTTCATTTGTTATATTCTTGTCTTTTAGTAGTTTAAAAATTTCATCTTGTCTTTCGTGAGTAATTACTGGTATTTTTTTTAAATCTTTTAAATAATTTTGAACTTCATCTGCGTTAATAATTTTAGATTTCTGCATAGGATTATTTTTAAATTTAATTATTTACAAATATAATACAAAAAAATCGCATCTCCAAAAAAATCACGAAATTTTTGTTG